GGTAACATTGAAGTTGCTACAGGTAACGTTACTGTAGGAAATTTGTTAACTGGCGGTTTGGTGAGTGCTACAGGCAACGTTACTGGTGGCAATATACGCACAGCCGGATTAATATCTGCTACGGGTAATATTACAGGTGGTAATATTTTAAACGGTGGGTTAATTTCTAGTACTGGTAACAGCACCGCGGCAAACTATCTAACCTCTGGATTAATATCTGCTACGGGTAATATTACAGGTGGTAACATTATTTCCGGCGGAGTTATGTCTAGTGCTGGTAATTCTAGAATTTTAAGCGGAACCGCAGTTCCTGCAGGTGGCACAGCCGGTGCTGGATACTTGATGTCAAGCACAGCCAATCTTGGTGTGTTCTTTGGATCCGGTGCGCCTACCTTGAGTGCGGCACAAGGCAGTCTGTATTTGAGAACAGATGGTAGTTCAACCAGTACCAGAATGTATGTGAATACCACTGGTAGCACTACATGGACTGCGGTAACTACTGCGGCTTAATTTAATGTATGGATACTTTTTGTGTACTGCCTTGGTTTGGCCGAGAAATTCACTGGAATCAACCAGAGTCTCATTGTTGTTTATTGCCACAAAAATACGATATAGAGAAAATCAAGCAAGCGATGTTAGAAGGAAAAAAGCCCAAAGAATGTCAAAAATGCTGGAATCTTGAAGAACAAGGGTTACAAAGCGATCGTCAACTAAAAAATTCTGCATTAGATTGGTACTGGAATCGAGATTTACAGTCTATTAGACAAAGCGCAGAGCATGATAATAATAGTGTACTCATGCTCAAATTATTTACAAGTTATACCTGCAATGCCACCTGTGTAAGTTGTAATTCAGGTGCTAGTAGTAGTTGGAGTCAATTGAATCATCGCGTAAATCCTTCTATTCCGATTTTAAAAACAAAATTTGTGGATATCGACCTGATTAAACAAAAAGTAAATCTTAAAGAACTCAAAATGCTGAGTCTCATTGGAGGCGAACCTCTTTATGAAAAAAAGAATTTTGAATTACTCGAACACATTCTTGAACTAGGAAATGATACTGTATTTCTCAGTATGGTAACCAATGGTAGTGTTTTGTTAACTGATCGACAAAAAAAAGTGCTGTCAAAGTTTAAAAATATAAATTTTTGTGTTAGTATCGATGGTGTTGGACCAGTTTTTGAATATCTAAGATTCCCATTGAAATGGCAAAATCTATTAGATAATTTACAATTATTTCGGCTACTGACTGATAATATTAGTTCCAACTACACATTGAGTAATTTAAATATATTATATCATAACCAAACTGTGGATTGGTTTAATCAAGCCAAAATCTCATACGGCAATAATCCTATTTACAATCCAAATTGGTTGCAACCCCGAGCACTACCCGAGCCTGTAAAAAAATATCTTAAAACTGTATTAAATAAATCAGATTTCGATACCTATATTGGCCCGGTACACACGCAGGAGGATCAACAAAACTGGGAAGAATTTCAAAAAAAAATAGCCAAACAAGATATTGCCAAGGGCATTAAGTGGCAACAGTATTTGCCTGAGTTGGCTGCCTTGGTGGGCGATTATATTTCATAAAATCAATTAATTTTTCAATAGTGTCAGGCACATCCGATATGCTCCATAATCTGTCAGATTCTTTGTATGAATTTAATTTTTCATACTCATATATGTATCGCGCTATTTTAAAGACTTCTGATCTTCCATTTTGAAGATTCCAATATTGTTCGGCAAAATGCAGTTGTTGCGATGTTATGTCAATCTCAAATGCCTCTTTGCAGATTGTTGCTAGTGTGTCAGCGTACCGCAACTGCCCATAATCAATCACACCAGAGTTTTCTACACTAGGCAACGGATCGCCGTCTGTGTGCAGATAATAATAATCTTTAATATATTCAAATGCCAGATCAACTGATTCGGGGGTAGAATCTTGTTCTATTTTTAATTTATTATAAGCCGATTCTATACTATCAAGTATGTGTGTCTGTGGTTGTATCCTGACAATTTTGTGATTGGGCCAATAGTGTCTCAGCAATTGATAATTTGTACTATGACAAGTGACACAAGTTTGTCCAGAGTATTTAGATGCAGATGCATGTACTTGATCATCATGGTTCCCGTCAAAATGATATACATCCACTGGTATATTTTTGCCATTTAAGTCTTGTCTATAAAATACATTAAAATTAGAACCCACAAGTAATTCGGCCAACCAACTGCCACTACAACCTTCTCGATAACTGAGTAAGATTTTATTTTGCATTAATTATAGAGTTCCAGTATGTTTCTCTTTCAGGATCATAGGCAATCCAATTAGCATTGATTATTTCTTTTTCTAGCCACTGCACCCGTTCAGGGTCTATGGACATGTCTAATTTTGAACACACTTTTTCTTGTAACCAATAAAAATGTACTATTGGACTTGGTTGTACATGATTTTGCCGAACATTATGAAATCTAGATTGTTGGCTAAAATTGTCCAGGTCTTGAGTAGATGTAAAAAGAAATTTACAATCAATATTATCAAGTGTATTTTGTACCAAGGCTTTGTAGATATCAAGTCTTCTTGTGTGTTGCTGTGTTTGCACCCAATGACTATGATATTCTTTTAAATTATCACTACCGCTACTTAACCACCAATTTCTTTTATGGCTGTCTTGCACTTTGTTAAAATGATACTTGGCATCACGTTCAATCAATGTGTCCCAAGTTGAATCTTGTAGTAATTTGTCAAACCTATTGGGCGCTGGCCATTGAACGATTGCAGTTTGCCCTTGCATTGATTGCAGTTGGTCTACCAATCCTGATATCAAAAATTCAGGGCCTGCGCCGATCCCAGCAATATTACAGATTTGCTGATCAGGTAATAATGCTTGTAGTATTTGCGGCCACTCAGGCCAAATATGACCTGTAGCAAATCCATCACCAAAAGTAAAAATCATGACTGTTTGATTTGGCCAAGTAGTTGTTTTAATTTTGCACTTTGTACATCTGCTGTGACCTTGGGTGCCTCTAGATCAAAGTCTTCTCGGGGTTTGGCTCGTTCCCAGGGCGGGCTGGTAGATTCACCTTCTTCCGCTGTTTTGACCTGACTCTTGGCCTTGATTGAATCCATGATGCTTGGTTTGGCACCACCGCGGAAGTTGTCTTTTTCGTCACCGCCTTCGTCTGTGATTCTCATGGTTTCAATGTTGTATTCAAGATCAATCTTTTGTCCCACACCCGTTGATGAGCGAGATTTCATACATTGTATTTGATACTTGCCACGCTCTTTCATGGCACGTGACGTAAAGATACCAAATACATTATCTGCTGTGTTGATCTTTGAAATACCACCTGAAATATGCGAGTGATCGAACTCAATCTCTTCTACTGCGGATCGATTCAACTGCGACGCTGTGACCATTAGCACACCCAGTTCCTTGGCCAAGTTACGCAGTTCTTCACTCACATACTTGTCTTTCACAAACAAGTCATTGGGGCTGACCTTGGCACTCACAGGCATCAGCAGGTCCAAGTAGTCAATCATCATGAAATCTACCCGGATGCCTGTTTGGATCTGTACTTCTTTGATGTAACTACGAATGTCATTGATGTTGCTCTGTGCTGGCAGGGCCTTCACACGATATTGTCCTGACTTTTTGGCAACCAGTTTGACCTTGAGTTCTGTTGTGTCAATGTCTCGGCGAATATCTTTGGTGCTCATGTTTGTCAACATAGCATCTGTTCGCAAACTCGTGAGTTCTTCCGAAAGTTCCAATGTAATGTAAACACCGCTGAGTCCTTGTTGCAACCAGTTCAGGGCAATGTTCATCATGACCAAGGATTTACCTGATCCAGAGCCGCCGGCAAAGATGTTGAGTTCACCGCGACTGAATCCACCATATAGCAGTCTGTCTAGTTGTGGCCAACCTGTTGAGACTTGACCGCCTGAATTGAAGTATCGGTTGATGCGAGCCGCAGGATCAGCAAAGTAATCCGTACCCATGTCTTTGGTAAGAGATATTTGTACTGCATCTTTGATCAGTTTCTCAACAGGTTCAAACTCGCCTTTCTCCAGCAAGTCTGCTGATTTCAAAATAGCACGTTCAAGTTCTTGACGTCGAGTAAATGCCTCAAACTCGCCCATGAACCAGTCAAAGTGACCTTCATTCAGATCTGGCACTGGCTGGAGTTTGATGCCTGTGGTTGCCGAAATCTGCTGCCTGTCGGGCATGGTCTTGTGTCGGTCTGTGTGTTCTTTGATGAACTCAGCCGCTGGCCTCAAACTTCGATCAAAGTTTGCAGGGTTGTAGATGTTTTGAACACGCACATAACTTGATGCGTCTTCCAACATCATCTCCAGAAATAATCGTTGAACGTCAAGTCCGTATTCTTTTAACAAGTTGCTTCTTCCTTATTTCTATTTTAATTCGACTGGTTTCTCTTGAGGCCATAATAGTTAGCAAGGCTCCTAGTCGACCCAGTTTTATCACAGCATCATTGACATCTTTGCAGCCTTCCGGCCACTCAGGTACACTTACAGCCCAACCCAGTTCCTGAGCACGGTCAATCAATTCTACACCTGCGGTGTCCTGATCTGGCACCACAGTTACTTCTCGTCCAAGACTGCGAATCAATCTTGCTTGTGCATCGCTGATGGTGTTGTGCATCACAGCCAGTCCACCTATGCTTAATGCATCAAAGATACCTTCCATGACCAGCACATGTTGCCAGTTGGCATGTTGTAAATCTGTCCCAAACACATAGCCCGGTTGTGAATGATTGATGTACTTGGGCTGTTTGTCGTCCAAGAATCTAGCAGTCCATCCAACAACTTTATTGTCGTATGTGAACGGCACCAACACAAATGGCCTTACCCAATGAACACCATCGTTCTTGATTGCAG